TCGCTTTGTAACTTGGCAATTTCAAGTTTAACTCTAATTGCTGAATCTTTTACTTTAAGTAAATTACCCTTTTCTTTCGCTATTTTAGTCAAATCATCAACACCTTCTGGATTTGAACCAGTGGTTAATTCGTTAATTGTTCTTTGAACATCGTTTATTTGTAAACATGTATCGTTGTAAGTTTCTTGCATAAGACCTTCTAATGATTCATTGTCATTTACTTTAACATCGTGTTTTCTTTTTCTTGCTGGCATAATAATTAGTTTTTATTATAAATATCTATAAGCCTTGTTTTGTTAGGAATTCATACAAATCTTTAAATCTTTTCATTGATATTCTTATATCTTTTGTTGTAAGATTAGTATAATTCCTCATTGTTTCTAAAACAGAGTTTTTGTTGTATTTTGAACCACCGTCAAATCCTTCAAATGCGACTTCCCAGTTTTCCAATATATAAATTAAAGAATAACCAACTTTTCTTTCGTTATCGTTTAACTTCTTTTTTGGTGGTAAATTTTCATCGTCCATTTCTTCTTTTATCCCGTGTATCAATTTTAGGATAAATTCGTCCATAACAAAATTATCATTATCAATAACATAACTCAAATCTTCTCTATCTTCGAAATATGTTACCATATCCTCGTAAGAAGAAGTTTGCCTCAAATATTTTTCGTCTTTGATTAATAAACCTAAAATGTAGTTTTTACTTATAGTTCCAAAGTATGAATAGGCTTTTTTACCTCGTCCAGCTTCAAATTTATGTACTTTTGTCATCAAGAAAGAAACGGTGTCACTATGAAGTTCTTCATAAGTTTCACCCTTTCTATATAGCTTGTATCTCCTGATGATTGCTTCTATCATTTTATCCAACGGGGCTTTAAGCCATTCGTTGAATATTGAGTTTCGTTCATTAGTATCGGTTGATTCTAAAAATTTGACAACAGCTTCTTCTTCTTCTGGACCAAAATACATTTCGTTTGTTCTTTTGCGTCCTCGTTTAGTAGCCATTTGTCATTATTAAACTTCATATGTTATTTTTCTATCATTTTGGAAATAATATTCTTTTTTAGCTGTTTGTAACCACCATTTTGCTTCCGATTGGTTCATTGTTTCTTTGTATGAAGCAAATAACGAATCTGGTCTTTGGTTAACATGTTTATAACCGAATTTAGGTATTGTCATCACTCTAACATCTTTGAATGTTAAACGCAATAAGAATTCGTAAATAAAAGTTAATTTTAAACTTGGTTTAAGTTTACCCATTTCTTCGAAAGTTGATTTTCTGATAACCATACCATCAATATTAAAATTTTGGTAAGCCAACAAAGCATTGTTATCTAGAACACCTAACTCATCAGAAAAACTGTTAGCCCAAACTGCTTCGTTGGTAAAACCAATAAACTGACCATTGTTATCAACATCGATAACAATCGGTAAAAATAAGTCCACATTAGAATGAGCGTCTCTATATTCAACAACGTTTTTAAACCAAATTTTAGCATATTCGTCATCATATTCTAATACTGAAACCCATTCTGATTTTGCCGCTGAAATACCAAAATTAACTTGTGAACAATAATCTGTTTCACCATCATTTTCAAGTATTGTTACGATGTCTTTAATTTCACCCATATCCATTTTTTTGACATGTTTGAAAGCATCGCTACCTTTAGGTATAACGATAATTAATTCATCTGGTCTTACAATTTGTAATTCAACACTTTTAATCGCGTTGATTAATGTTTTTTCGGTAACATCGTTTAATTCGTGAATCGGTAAAATTACCGATATATTACTTTTATTTTCCATATTTTATTAAGCGTTTTCTTTTTCTTTAAGAGTGTCTTCCAATTTCTCTAAAGTTATTTTTAATTCTGAGGCTCTATTTTCAAAAATAGCACCATATACTTCATTTATCGAATTCTTTTGATTTTCGACAGTGTATTGACCTCTAGATTCAGCCATGCCTTCCAATAAATCACTTGGTACAGCATCCTCTAACCATATTTTCAAATAAGTCGCGATTAGTTCTGGGATGTTGGTTGTAGTATTGGTCCAAACACCATTATTTTTAACTGAAATCTCGCCATTAGATTCTTCTGTTTCCATCCATTCTGGAATCATATTTGGCATTTTTCCAATTACTGGGGTGTTACATTCCATTGCTTCTAGTGGGAATGTACCAAAACCAGATTGGTCGTCAATCCATACTGCTAAACAACATTTATCCAATTCAGATGCAAATTTTTCTCTTGAGAGCCCTCTTAATTCTTTAAAAGTCACCCATTTGTAAATAGGGAACTGTAGATAAAAAGATTTTGCCAATTTAGTAGCATCTCCAGCATTTCTAGTTAACACCGCAACAACTGGTGTTTTAGGTTTACCGCTAGGTTTAAAGTATTCTGGAATTGATACTGGAACGATATGTGTTTTTATAGATGGGAATAAACTTTTTACGTAGTTAGCTTGTTTTTTAGATGTTGTAATTACATCATTAAAACCAAAATCAAAATCCCATCTTTTTCCAATAGGTAATAATTCTAACATGTAATCATAACTTTGAGATAAAACAATTTTTTTACATGGGAACCCTTTAACTTGGTCCATAATGTTAGAAAAAATTTCTGGGATAATAATAAAATCAGATGGGCTGATTAATAATTCTTGTCCTTCAATAGAGGCGTGCGGTAATTGAGCATATTCTTCACCCAACCAATCAGCAAGTCCTTGACCATTTTCGTCACCTCTAAATTTGTAGTCGTCTTTTTCGTGAAGGATATAAGCGTTGTAACCTAATCCATTTAATATTTTTACGTGCTCATATATGTTAGCAATACCCGCTGTTGGGTTACCCTTGGTGTCTAACGTAAAAAAGTATAATTTAAAATTTTTGTTTTCTAAATTCCCAATAACATCTTTTAATTGGGTAATTTGGGTTTCAGTTTGGTTTTTTTGTTCTTCCATTTTTTTGTTTATTTATTGTACTACTTCTACTAAAATATTGTAGCGTATTAATGTGTTAAAAGCTATTTTATATGAAATATCGCTTTTATTTAAGGCTCTTTCTGAACCTAATTCTTCATCCATTTCGTTAGTTTCACTTAAAACTATGTCAATCATTTCTCTAAATAATTCATACATGGTTTGTTGAATGTACATATCTCGTTCTCTTCTTGTGGTGATAACTTCAGATGTTATTGTTTTACCTTTTGCATCTTTAATTTCTTTTATAACTGATTCAATAATCACATCACCGTTTGGATGGTCCATTTTAATTAATTCTGTAAATTTATTAACATCTAAAAAATAAACAGAACCGCCAAAGTCTAGCATACTATCAAAGTTCTTCATAAGTTGTTGTTTTTGTATTTAAAATTTTATTTCTGAAATCTTCGTCGTTAATGAAATCTAATAAAGAATCGATTTCATAATCACCAGTTAAATTTTTATTGTATGGTGATTTAATTTTAACTGATATTTTTCCGTTTGGTTTATCAGATAAAGCAAATGAATTTGCGGTGATTAAAACATCAGCATCACCCCATTCGTCTTCATTGTTTTTAACGAATCTTATTTTGTCGATTAAACAACCAGTTTTCGATAAAAAGAAAAAGGTTGATGGGATGCTTTTATCAACTTCTCGACTAACCAACTCAATTTCATGTTCTTCATCGTCTTTAATGTCTGATAAAAAACGATTAAAATGAATCATAAGTCCGTCTGACATCAAGTCTGCATGACCAAAAATTTCTAGAGGTGCTTCTTTATAAAGAAACGTGTTGAGTTTGTTAATGTTTTCAAACTCGAAATGGTCCATTAGATTAAGACTAGTCACATCTTCAATTTCAACTTCTGAATACTTTTTACCTTCATCTTCGATTTCTGGTACTATGTATTTTTCATAAGTGTAAATGAATTGACCAATATAATCCCTTAAAACCTCGTTAATAGATATTGCGACTTTAGCCATTATTATAATTTTTATTTTTAACTATCATTATTTATTATAAAATAACGATTATTTGTATAATGTAAACTTTATTTAACTTTTATTTTAATTTTTTTATTAACTTTGTGAAGATTTTGGATATTTATAAATAAAGAAAATATGAAATGGGCAAAAGAAACTGAAGAGAAATTAATTTTACTATACGCAGATACACCTAATTATGAATTAATAAAAATATTTAATGTTTCTGAAAAAACATTAACATCTAAAGCTTATAGGTTGAAACTTAAAAAATCTAAAGCTTGTAAAAGTTTTTTAATAGGGAAAAGAAATAAAATGGTTGGTAGGGATTTGAATTATGATACTTTAAAAAAAATTGCAACTAATTATAGAACTAGAGGTGAATTTCAACTTAAAGATTCATCAGCTTATTCTTCAGCTAGAATTATGGGTGTTTTAGATGATATTTGTTCTCATATGGTTTTAAAATCATTTAGTATAGCGCAATTAACTATGAGAAAAAT